AAAGCCCCACGAGCTTGAGCAACTTCGATAATAGTTTTTAGTACTCCCAAATCTTGAACTGTTAGTTCAGTTCCAGGCGTCTGCCCGTCGGCTGGCGCTCCTGGTGTAGGAGGTACTATTGGTGCTTTAGGCATTGTCGGAGCCGTCGGAGCCGCTTGAGGCGGAGTAGCCGAAGTTCCTTCTGTTGCCATCGCTTGTTTTCCATCTGACATATATGTTCTCCTTTTAGATGTATTGTATATTATATACGTATATTATTTATTAATACTTTAAAAGTGGACACGCCAACATGAAATAAGAAAGCTCTTTTGGATCTTCAAATCCTAGGTTAACCATAGATGTAATAGTATTATCTTTGTCCAAATCTATCTTTTTACCAATAAAAAATCTACTTTTTAAGTTCTTTAGAATCCACTTTCGAATAGCGTCTTCCAAATTGTAGTTTTGCTTTAAAGTTATGTACTCAAAATGTGGTGGGGCCACCGATAATTCTCTAATACCGAAGTAGTTTAAGGCGTTAGGTATACCTGTTTTTGTTAACATAATCTCCTCAGCTACGCCGTTTATTCTTCGTAATGTGCTGTTACACCAAACGGTGCTTTTAAATTTTTATCGTGATGCCCGTGAATAATAAAAACTGTTTCACAGTAATTTTCATCACCCCATTTTTCCCAGGGATAACCATCAGTAAACATTATAAAACGTTTTGGATTAATCCCTTCCTCCTCCATATATTTCCAATTTGCCATGAAGTCTGTTCCACCGCCACCCATGATCTGATAGTCTTCTAGTTCTTGACCATTGTCAGCAGTAAAATCTTGTTCGTTATATACCTTAGTATCAAAGCACCATAACTTAATTTTGTAATCTTGATATTCTTGCATAATACCTTGTACTTCGCTTAAGAATATTTCAGCTTGTTTATTACCAATTGATCCACTCATATCAATTCCGATACAAATATCAATAGTTGTATCAAAGTTCATACCTGGAAGAATTGCTCCTGTATGCCATCCTTTACGTGACGGACGTTGGAAAGAGTAATCATTTCTGATAGTACTTTGGATTTGCTGGCGTAGTAGCTCTCTCCAATTCATTTTAGGTTCAGTAAGTTCCTTAATAAATCTTTCAACTTCTTTTGGAATGTTACCTGCACCAGCCGCCTGTGCCGCCCCTAGCATACTTTCTTTTACTTCGTCACGTATCTTACGAAGCTCATCTTTAGAATAGCTTGGAGCACTACCTTTTTTACCTTGTTTTTTGTCTTTTTTACTATTGCCGTCTTGACTATCTTTATCCCAATCAATATGCTCGTCAAGTAATTTACCTAATTTTTCAAGGTCTTCTTCATCATATTTTTTGAAAAGCTCATCATAAACTGCTTCACTAGTCCAACCTTCATATTTAAAATCTTGGAAAATTGGAATCTCTTTAGGTTTGCTACCAATAGCATCTCTAACTAGAGTATTGTTAACAATATAATCTGATGCAATATTATGGATTTGAGGATCTCTATCTTCACGTCTTGTCATATGATCAAAAACACAATGAAGAATTTCATGAGCAATAACAAACTCAATTTCTTTGTTTGTCATTTTAGCGAAAAACTGTGAGTTATAAAATAAATGTCTACCGTCAGTTGCGGCAGTAGGACACCAATCATCACATTCTTTAATAATAAGTCTTGTAGCCATATTACCAAAAAATGGATGTCTTAAAAGTAGTCCAACTCGTGCAACAATAATTTTGTCCAAAACTTCAGCTCGAAGATCTTTTAATTCTTCTGGTGAAAGTTTAACTTCTTCTGTTTTTGGTTTTTCTAAAATTTCTGTAGTCATTTGTGCTATTCCTCAATTTCTTATTATATGTATATTATACTATATTTAATGTTCATTGTCAACCATAAAATGGAGGGGGACTAATTAAAATCCCCCTCCAAATAGCGCCTATTAGGCCGACGCCTCGCCTTGTGCGGCTTTAATATATTTGCCAAAACGTTCATGGAACTCATCAAAGCAATCAACTTCATCTGGATCGATTGGAAGTTGATATTGTGTAAGAGCCAATTTAATACCCATAACTACTAATTCAGTATCAAAATTGTCCATTGCAAATCTTAAGAAGTTATTAACTTTATCATCAAACTTCTTATCGTTCTTATCACTTGCTTCTTTAAGCTCGTAGCACAAAGAGACTGTTAAGGAATACATGGCACTGATTTCTTTAGTCTCTAACTTCTTAACCTTAGCAGTAAGTATATCGCTAGGATTAGGAAGGTCTGCGGCTACTCGTCTATGAGCCATAAACTTAACGGCAAGTCCTTCGCCGACTGCACCACTAACTAAATCTGTAGTGGTATTTTCATCGTCATCATCTTCCAAAAGTTCGGAAACAAACGACCATGAACGGGGTGTAGCAAATGAACGACTCGGTGATTTTGGATCAAAATCGTATAAGTCCTTCTTGCTAAATGTCAAATAACCAACAACATCTTGATGCTGATTGTTCTTAACAGCCCACTCAAACCAATCATCAAAATCCACTTTAATTTCTAAGTGAACAAAACGGTTGGCTAACGGAGCAGGCATTCTATAAGTAACACCTTTATCAGCTTCTCTGTTACCTGCGGCAACAATCAAAACGTTATCTGGAAGTGTATAAGTACCAACCTTACGATTAAGAATTAATTGGTAAGCCGCGGCTTGTACTGCCGGTGGTGCTGAATTCATTTCATCCAAAAACACAATAATCTGTTTATGCTTTTTCGCCATTTTCGCATCTGGCAATTCGCTTGGTGGTGCCCAAACCATTGTACCTTGTTTAGAATCAAAATATGGAATACCTTTAATATCTGTAGGTTCCCATAAACTTAGACGTATATCAATAACATGGGCTTCTATGCTATCACCAATTTGCCTAACTATGTCTGATTTTCCAATGCCTGGGGGACCCCAAATAAAGATTGGACGTTTCTTTTTAAATGCTCGAATAATACTTGCTTTTGCACTATTCGGACTTACTTGTCTTACTGCTAGATTTTCCATTTTGTACTCCTTGTTTGCCTTTTAATGTTCAGTGCCTTATTGTTATATACTATTATACGTTCATAATCGTCAAAGGTCAACCAGAATCTGCAAAAAAGATGAAAAAAAGTGCGAAAAAAAGTGTAGTAATATCAAGGACTTAGTGAGCTATTTGCCCGATTTAGAGCTTTAGTAAGTCCGTATTTCCTTAAATCTCCAGAGAAAAGATGCAGTTCGAGTGCCTTCTTTTCGTTCAGTACTATAATACCTTGGTTAGTAAGGTAGTAAGGACAGTCAATAAACTTGTCTAAGAAGATTACAACTTGAGTCGTAACTTTAAAATCCTTAGGAAACGGAACATTATAATTTGATAACTCTAAAGTTTCGGATAAAAAATTAAATCCATCCTCTGTTAATCGTAAACCACCTGATATTTTGGATCGAGTATTCTGCCACCATAATGGCATATACTCTTTTAATGTATTTTCATTAATTGATATGTTGGCTTGTTTTAAGAACACCTTAGTGTAGGTTTCTTTTAAGTTCATTTTTCTGTTACTACTTCACCAGTTACTAATTTTACAACTGTAAAGTCTTTAGTATTAAAAAGATCATTTAGTTTTTTAGCAAGATTATGTGCATGGCCAGGATTACTAAAACTAACCTTTTTATATTTTGGCCCAGGATAGTTTGTTAATACATTTGATGATTTTAAATTGAATGGTTTGTTAGTATAAAATACAGCCCAGATGGCTTCTGCATTTAATACTTGTTCTGAGCGGTATGTTTTTTTATTAACATGCTCTAAAATTATTTCGGGTTTAGGTCTACTCATATCTTTATCCTGTTATATACTACTATTATTTATCTAAAAATAACAGTTATATACGCAGTTTATTTATGAGTATATTAGCTTATTTCCAGCTATTACCACCATCCATTGTAATATTTACAACTTCTTCAGTTTTATTAGCTTGATCTACTAGCTTTTCTAAGTCTCCATGTAATCTAGACATTACACTTGCTAGTGTGAAAGCGAGGTTCTTAGCTTCTTTTAATTCTATTTTTACTTCAATTGCTTTAGAATTATCAGCAATTTTTACCTTATCAATAAATTGTTGTAAAGGAATAGTGTTTAATGGTTTAACGGTTTGCACGGCTTAACTCCTGACGCATTTCTAATTCAGTTTTAAAAGGTCCGCGATATTCGTATTTTTCTAAAGTAACTTGTTTTGGACATAAACTTTTAACCCAACCTTTTTCAAAATGAATTATAAAGTATCCTGCACAATACAAGCTCTTAGATTTTTTACTTTTTGTAAATAGTGCAAATTTTCTTTTTAGATCGTACATTGCATTATAAGGAACAGTACTAGTAACTAGTCCATATATTTCTTTTGAAACTGTTTCATTAGCATCACTTACAGTAGCTTTGCTCCAAAGAATTTCACCACCAATGCCCGCTTTAAGATCTTTTAGACAACTATAATACTCAGTTGTGCGTCGTTGGTTAACTGGTCGCTGACAAGAATACATATAATGGTTATTCTCGTCTTTGGATAATGTACCAATCTTGTTTCCTTGATTTGCGTCTTCAATTATCCAAAACTTATTTTTTAATATTTCTTTTGCTTTTACGTCAGTCATACAGGATACCTCGCTTGTAATGGCTCAGCATAAGCCTGAGCATTATCAGTTATTCTTTGCATATCGTATATTGCACAGAATTTCATTAGCCGCAATCCCACTTGCGGTATATTTTTGGGTTGTGCATTTTCTATAATCGTATTAAAGATCTTGTCTTTAATATTTTGTGGTTGTGCAGATAAGTCACATAGTTCTACATTACGATTATAATCGTCTAATACTCGATGTTCTACACCTTCGTGATCGGCCCATCTTTGTAGCATTAAGTTATTCCAGTTGTAGCCTTTTGTGTCTTTATCGTTAAATGCTTCTGTTAAGCCTACTTTGTTACGTGTACCTTTAACTCTTACCCCA